AACAGACCCATCATATGGAAAAGTTGTAGATGAAACAACAACAATACCGTGTAATGTATGCCCACAAAATTATTCAACAAATTATACACCTTCACCTAATAATCCAATAACATCAATAAATGAATGTTTGTATGATTTATGCGGAAACAATGAATATCGTGACGAATCTTATTCATGTAAACCTATTATAGAACGAACGTGTGAAGATAATCAAATACACTTTTTAGGAATACCTGAAAATAATAATACTGGATATCCAGGTGATTATCTAACTTATGACGATATTACAGCAGGGACATATGAAAGTTACGATTCAACTTGTTATCCAGGAAATGCCAATCAATATTTTAAACCAAACGCTGATTATACTAGTTATTTTTCACCTATTCCAGTATGATAAAAAATCATCTAATTCAGGATATTTATAATTATTAAATTTATAATGAATATCTTCAATATGATTTTCATATTTTAATTTATTTTGTAATATATATTTATTTCTTAATAAATCATTTTTAGATTGTTTTTTAAATTGATTATTATCTTGTATTAAAATTAAATTAGTTATAAATTTTAATAAATATTTACTTAAAAATTTATTCATATAATTATTTTTAATAGTAATTATCCATTTTGTTTTATATTTTTCAATTGGACACATATCAACATGAATTATTAATTTATTGTTATTATGTGAATTTTCTACAAGAGACCATGTAGTTGAAGGATAAATAAATTCGTGATAATTATTAGTTGTATGTTCAATATTATCAATATTAATATTTGATATTAATCTAATATTATTTTTAATATGATATTTAAAATTAGTACTAATTATATTATCATTATTTATACTATAATGATTATAACTTTTAACAGGATTTTCTGAACCAAAACCAAATATACCACCATGAATATATTCAGCGTGATTAATATCCATAGAATTATAAATACATAATGGTAAGCTTTCATCCATAACTGTCTCGATGTATTGTGTATTAAAATCGTCGAATGCATCTGGTAACTTATAAGGAGTTTTAGTAATTGGATCATAAGACCACCATAATTTTTCATCAAATGACACAACTGTTCCACAAATATCATTAGCTCCATGTTTATATCCGTGATAAGGACAAACTAAACAGTTATTATCAATCCATCCATCGTTTAGTTTAGAACCAAAATGCTTACAAATATTCAAAGTACTAGAATATGTGTTATTATTCTTCCACGCAACTAAAGGAATATCACCAACATTAAAAGAAAAAGGTTTAGATGTATCTATATATTTTTCGACACCTATACAATTCCAATTTCTATATAAAGGGACGTTATAAGAAGATACATTAGAAATTAATAATAAAATAAAATATATAGAGGCTATCATTAACTATTATTACTATAATAATCTTTAGATAATTTTATATAATCCTTTATAAATTGTCAAACTATTATTATAATCATAATTATTTACTAAAATTTTATTAAAAAAGTTATACAAAATATTAGATAATAAAAGTGAAATATCTCTACTACATAAATAATATAAATCATTCATTTTATAAATATTCTTAATATTTTCATAATTAGTATTAGATAATTCAATATATTTGTTTTTTTCTTTTAAATAAATCAATAAATCTTTATTAAAATTATTTTCTATATTATTTTTATCACTAATAATTAAATTTGAATTATGTAACAAATATTTAATATTTATATTATTAAATATATAATGTTTAATACCATTTGGTATATAATTATTATATTTAGTACATAAATAAATATTATTAATGTCAACTCCATAATAAACAAGACCTTTAATTAAAAAATCAATATCATTATTGTAACCCAAAAAAGTTATTATCATATCTTTGTGAAAATTAATTTTAAGTTTATTGAACAAATTTGTAATTAAATTAAAGTATATTTTTTCAATAATATTACTCAAAAATTTAGTATAACATATAATATTATAATTAGTTTTACAATATTTGTCTATGTTTTTAGTATTTACTAATGTAATTATAATATTATTATTAGTAGATAATTTATCATCAATATTATTAAAAGTCAAAATAAAATTACATTTATCATAAATTATTTTTTTATCAGTGAAAACAGCCCCTATTTTTTCATAATCTATTTTATTAATATTAATATCATTATCAATATATATCTCGGCTTTAAGATAAATTAAAATTTTCATATTTTCTAGCGTCAATGGCATAATAAAATTTTTAATATTTGTATCATAAGGAATACCAATACATATTTTTTTCATAATTATATATATATAATATAAAAAATGATATATTTATATATAATAAAAAATCATAATAATGAGTATTAATAAGGATATTCAATTAGGTTTATGTTGTCTTAATATCTTTTTAAGAGAAAAAAAACCTACTATATTTTCATCAAGAAGAGTTACATTAAAAACATTAGAAGAAAAAGGTATAGATAATTTGAAAAAAAAAATTATAAATAATTTGGAAGATATTTTAAAAATGATGGATTGGAATGAAGAAAATGGTATAAAAGTATTTAGATTAAGTAGTGAAATATTCCCACATTATTCCAATTCAAAGGCCGAAGATTATACTTTAGATTTTGCCAAAGAATTATTAAAAAAAATTGGAGATAAATCAAAAAAACTTAATCAACGTTTAACATTTCATCCAGGTCCCTATAATTGTTTAGGTAGTATTCACGAAGAAGTTATAAAACATACTATATGTGATTTACAATATCACGCTGATTTACTTGATTTAATGGAATTAGATGAAAATTCTGTAATGGTTATTCATGGTGGTGGTGTTTATAACAATAAAGAAAAAACAAAAGAACGATGGTGTGAAAATTATTTAAAATTGCCTGAAAATATAAGAAAACGTTTAGTATTGGAAAATTGTGAGAAAAACTTTTCAATAATAGATTGTTTAGAAATATCCGAAAAGGTAAATGTTCCTATAGTATTTGATACACATCATTATGAATGTTATAAAAAGTTACATACTATAGAAAAATTTGAAAATCCAGAATATTATATACCTAAAATATTAAAAACATGGGAAAGAAGAAATATCAAAGTTAAATTTCATATAAGCGAACAAGGAAATGGGAAAATAGGACATCATAGTGATTATATAGAAAATATACCAGAATATTTATTAGAAATCCCAAATAAATATAATACAAAAATAGATATAATGGTAGAGGCAAAAATGAAGGAAAAAGCGATAGAAAAATTATATGAAAAATATCCTTATTTAAATTGTAAAATTACATCCAACAATAATTATGATTAAACTTAAAACAAATAATACGATCATATAAATCATTAGAATAGTAATAATTATAATAAGTCATTTTAGGATAAATAATAGGATAAGGTGCGATATAAAGATTATTAGATAGATTGCGAATAGTAGAAAACATATTAATTATAATTTTTTATTTTTTAAATCAATTTTTATTTAAGAGTTTTAATACTAATAAATATATGGAAGAAGTAGACGGTATTATACTTATAATTTCTTGTGAAAAACATAAATTAACAAGATTAAAAGAATTTGGTCCAAAATCTAAATATTATGATAAATGGAAAGTAATTTATGTTATAGGTGATTTATTTTTAGACGAAAAATATAAATTAATTGATAATGTTATGTATGTAAAATGCGAAGATTCTTATTTACATTTATTAAAAAAATTAGTTTTATCTTTAAAATATCTAAAAGAGTGTTTCAATATTAAAGAAGGTGTATTAAGATGTGGTGATGATTTAATATTTAATGAAAATAATTTAATTAATTTTTTAAAATCAAATAAATATGATTATTATGGTCAATCACTAAAATCTAGAAATAATATAATCGAAGACAAAGACATTGAATTTTTAAAAACAGTAAAGTATGATGGATTTATGCTTAATTATTATAAAAATAATCAAAATGAATTAACTGATCCAAAACATGGTATTAATTTAACTTTAGATGAATTAAACAAATTTTTGATAAGACCTGATGCATGGGAAGCACCAGGTGTTATATATTATATATCATTAAAAAGTTGTGATATATTAATTGATACAATGGAAAAAATAAACTATAATATCTTTCATTTTGATGAATTTAGTAAAAGCTATCCTTATATAATTGAAGATTGTGCGGTAACATATATTATGTATTATAATAAAATAAATTTTTACGATTCACAAAAATTTTTTAAAAATGATGTTTCACATGTGCAAAATTTAGATATAAATAAAATAGATTCTATAGTCATACATACAAATAAATATAGATAAAATTTAAAAAATATATAAAAATGTTTTATATAATATGTTAATATATATGAATATTGGATTTTGGGATAATTGTTTATGTGAAAGAGGTACTACAGTTAGTTTATATGATTATGCTTATTATAATGAAGAATTATTAGGCAATAAATCATTTATTTTTTATGATAAAAATCGTATTGAAAATAATTTAAATGTAATTGAAAAATTTAAAAATAAATTTATAGTAAATGAAACTAATGATTTTAAAGAAGTTGATGAGTTATTATTAAAATATAATATTACTCATTTATATATTATAAAAGCTGGAAATTTAGATTCAAGATTAAGTAAAGTAGCAAAAAATTGTATTCATTGTGTTTTTACTTGTGTAGAACCACATGGAGATATTTATAGTACAATATCACCATATGTTGGTAATAATAAATATCCTGTAGTTCCACATATGATTAATTTACCAAAACATAATAAAAATATGAGAGAGCAATTAAATATACCATTAAAAGCAGTAGTATTTGGTGGTTATGGAGGTAAAGATAATTTTTCAATACAATATGTTCGTATTATAGTTTATAACATAGCAAAAGAAAATCCTAATATTTATTTTTTATTTGCTAATTTTAATAAGTTTTGTCCAGATTTACCAAATATTATTCATTTACCAACAATTATCGATTTAGATAAAAAGGTAGAATTTATTAATACATGCGATGCTATGTTATGGGCTAGAGCCGGCGGTGAAACGTTTGGTTTATCAATGGGTGAATTTTCAATTAATAATAAACCAATAATATGCACAAAAACAGGTGATTTAGGTCATGTACAAAAATTAGGAAATAATGCTATTTGGTATAATAATCAAAAAGAATTATATAATATATTATTATCTTTTAATCCAGAAATAGAAAATAAAAAAGATTGGAATGCTTATAAAGAAAATACACCAGAAAATGTAATGAAAATATTTAAAGAAACTTTTTTAGATAAATAAAAATAGAATCACTATTATAATTGTTAAATTTTAATATTAAAAATGTTCTTTTAATTGAATATCCATCAAGTCTTTTATTACGGTCTTTGGTCATTAATTTATTTTTATATTTATTTGCTGCATCAAAAGATAAAGGTCTAGAATGAATTTTTAAAAAGTTATTATTATTATCAGAAATAACAATATATTTTGTATATAATTTGTTATAAAAGTGTATAGTTATAAAATAACATAAGGTAGAAAATAAATTTAAATATAAATAATACATTATTTACTTTTAATAATTAAAATAAAAAAGAGTACATGTTTATAAAAAATTTATTAAAAATATTCAATTCTTATTTTTACTTGAATATATTATTTAAAAAAAATGATAATTAATATATTTACTATAAATATTACTTTATGTCTAATAAGATTCCACCACCTCCTCCAATGACGCACACTATTCTAAAAAATAATACTATTGAAAATATCTTGACATTTATGAAAAATACAAATGATAATGATAAAAATATATTTTACTCTAAATTTGCCAAGAAATATAAAAGCACAGATAAATTATTAGAAATTATTGAGAAAGCACAGAATTTAGAAGAATTAAAAATAATTAATCTTGATATCAAAAGTATCATTAAAGATTTTAATGAAAATAAACATTTACATGAAAAACCCAAGAAAAAGAAGGCTATTCCTGCTGCTATTAAAAAACTTGTTTGGAATACTCATATTGGCGAAGACGTTGGCAAGGCTAAATGTCTTTGTTGTAAAACCACAGATATTACACAAATGTCTTTTAATTGCGGACATATTATTGCAGAGGCTAATGGTGGTGAAGTAATAGTATCAAATATGAAACCTATATGTCAAAATTGCAATTCAAGTATGGGAACAAAAAATATGGACGACTTTATGAAAGGTTTTAAATAGATTTATTGCTTTTACTTAATTTATTACCATTTTTAGGTTTAAATTTTTTTTAAATAATGATATTATTTTTATTAATTCGATACATACGTGTAATAATAAAAAATATAAAAATATATAACACACATATACAAATCACAATATTCACATTTACATAGCTTTCCATTCGGCCATCGCCTGCTTGATGGAAGCCGTCTTTGTAATACTATTGTTCTCTTTTTGGATATGAGTAGATACCATCCTGATATAGTTTCTCATTAGTTTTTCTTTTTTGAGCTCTAAGATAGCTAGCTTCATACAATCGCTCTTACTGTATTCTGGGTTTTCAATCTGGATGGCGATAGAAGTCCACTTCAAGAAGTTGCGAGTGTTGACGGTGGTCATTGTTGTGATAGATTGGATTGGTTAGATTACTTGAATCTGTCGGTTTGTTGCCTTCTTTTCTTATC